CCTCCATGTGTTTGCCGCAAAGTTTTCGCCACGGGGGTACGTCACACATGGGCAAACGCGGCCCGCCAAAAACGCCAACGCAAATCAAACTCGCTCGCGGCACGGCTCGCGCCGCAAAATCCGATGAGCCGCAACCATCAACGGACGGCGTTGCAATGCCGTCGCATCTTGGCGAAGTCGCCGCAGCGCGATGGCAAGAAGTCCTTCCAATCCTCCAAAGTGTTCGCGTTATGACGTGCGCGGACGTTGAGGCACTCGCTAGGTATTGCGATTCCTTTGAATGGTGGCTTGCGGTGCGTGCCAAACTCAGGGCAGAGGGTGACACCTACCCCATTCTCAATGACGGTGGCGAGGTTAAGTACATTGCCCAAAGGCCGGAAGTCGCAATCGCGCACAAACTCGCCCAGCAGCTCAGGCAGCTTGAGCAAGACTTCGGACTCAACCCGTCCGCGCGTGCCTCGCTCAAGACGGAGCCAGAAAAGCCAGCAGACGACGACACTGCCGCCATCCTGTTCGGTTAACGCTCCTTGCGGCAAGTGCTCGTCCTGTCGCTCTGTCCTCTTCTTTGAGAGAATCCTGACGCACGCGAAAGGTGAACTGGGCGGCAAGCCGTTCACGCTTGAGCGGTGGCAAAAGGAATACGTCCGCACGCTCTTTGAGACTGACGCCAACGGCATTCGGAAGATTCGCACGTCTCTCCTGGCGTTGCCTCGCAAGAACGGCAAGTCATCGCTGGCGAGCGGCATCGCTCTCAAACTGCTGATGGAGAATGAGCCAGGGTGCGAGGTGTATTCCTGCGCGGCGTCACGCGACCAGGCTCGCCTGGTCTTTGACATGGCTCGCGTCGCGGTTGAGCAGTCACCTGCTCTCTCCAAACATCTCAAGGTGTATCGGAACGCCATTGTTCGAGAGGAGACGCACGGCACCTACAAGGCGCTTTCAGCAGAGGCTGGCATCCAACACGGTTTGTCTGCTCACGGCGTGATCTTTGACGAGCTGCACGTCAGCAACCGCGAAATGTGGGAGGTGATGCTCTCAAGCCAGGGTGCTCGCAGACAACCGCTCACGGTTGCCCTGACGACGGCAGCCTATGACCGCAAGTCAGTCTGCTGGGAACTTTGGAAGTACGCAGAGAACGTCCGTGACGGCGCAATCGTTGACCCAACTTTCCTTGCAGCGATACACGCGGCGCCAAAAGGAAGTGACTGGAAATCGGAGGAGACATGGGCATCTGCCAACCCCAATCTCGGCGTTTCCGTAAAGCTGGACTTCCTTCGCAGCGAGTGCGCCCGCGCCGTAGAAATGCCCGCATACGAGTCAGCCTTCCGGACGCTGTATCTCAATCAGTGGGTAGAAGTGGAATCCCGCTGGCTGCGGATGGATCAGTGGATGCAGGGCAGCAAATCATGCCCAGTTGACCTGCGAGGCCGCGAGTGCTTTGGCGGGTTGGACTTGGCAACAACCTTTGACACTACGGCCTTTGTCTTGCTGTTCCCTCTTGAGGACGGCACCTACTGGGTTGAGCCGCACTTCTGGATTCCGGAAGAGAACATGAGACAGCGCGTGCTCAGGGATAAGGTGCCCTATGACGCATGGGCCAAGCAGGGGCATTTGACTCTGACGCATGGCAACGTGACTGACTACGAAAAAGTCCGGTTGGATATCAACGCCCTGCGTGAAAAATACAACATCCGACAGGTTGCAGCGGACAGATGGAATAGCACTATGCTCACCACGGCACTGCAAGGGGATGGTCTTGACTTGGTAGGTTTCGGACAGGGCTATGGCTCAATGTCGGCACCGAGTCACCAGCTTGAAGCGTTTGTGGTTGGCGGCAAGTTGCTACACAACTCGCCAGTGTTGGACTGGCAGGCGGCAAATGTTGCGATCCAGCAGGATCACTCAGGAAACATCAAGCCAAGCAAGGCAAAGAGCACAGAACGCATTGACGGCGTTGTCTCGCTTGTGATGGCGATAGGCATTCACTCAACGGCAACAGCACCGCCAGAACGATCCTGGGACATCATCGCATTATGAGCACCGACTATCAGATCGTTGACCTTCGCAGCGTTGATTGGGCACAGAGTGGCAATCGCACGCCGTCAGGGGTCAGGGTTACGCCAGACACGGCGTTGCAATGCTCGGCCTACACTGCGTGTATCCGCGTCATCAGCGATGCCGTCTCTTCGCTTCCGCTGCACGTTTACGAACGGATTGCCGATGGCGGCAAGGCGAAAGCGTCGCAGCATCCGATCTACAGGCTCCTGCATTCGCAGCCAAACCCTTGGCAGACTGCTCAGGAGTTTCGGGAGTGGATGACCGCAATGTATCTGCATTACGGTGCGTCATACGCAGAAATCAGGCCAGGTGCTCGCGGAGCTGTTTCTGAGCTTTGGCCCTTGCACTCCAGCCGCATGGAGGTTGAGAGACTTGTCGATGGCTCGTTGAGGTATCTCTACCGTGAGCCAGACGGCAGGCAGACTGCCTACTCGCAAGACCAGATTTTTGCACTGCGCTGGAACACTGAGGACGGCGTGACGCCTGTTCCGACGTACCGTCTGTTTAGGAATGCCATCGGGCTTGCTCAAGCACTAGAGGCCCACGGCGCAACGTACTTTGGCAACGGCGCGCGGCCTGGGATCGTGCTGGAATCGGAGCACCCTATCCCAGCGGAAGCAGCGCAAACACTTCAACACAACTGGGAAAGAATCCATCGCGGACCTGACCGCGCTTTTCGGACCTGCGTGCTGCCAAACGGCGTGAAGGCTCACGAGCTTAGCGGCAGCAACGAGGCAAGCCAGTTTCTAGAAACGAGAAGCTTTCAGATCATTGAGATTTGCCGCGCCTTCCGGTGTCCTCCTCATCTCATCCAAGACCTGAGCCGCAGCACCTACAGCAATATCGAGGTGCAGGGTACGGAGTTTGTGCAGCATTGCCTGCTGCCTCACCTACGTCGCTGGGAATCTGCAATCGCTCGCGACCTAATAACGGACGACGAGCTTTTCTTTGCAGAGCACAGCGTCAGCGGTTTGTTGCGAGGGGACCACGCCAGCCGGTCAGCGTACTACGTCGCCGCTCTCCAGAATGGCTGGATGAGCATCAACGAAGTGCGTGAGCTTGAAAATCTGAACCCAATCGGCAAGGAAGGCGACAAGCACTTCGTGCCGCTCAATATGACGACGCTTGACCAAGCAACGTCAGGCCAACAGCCGCAGCAAGGAGGCTCACAAAATGGAGCTTGAGCGCAGAGACTACCGAGACTATGAAGTCGCTGACACTGACGAGCTTTTCGTGGAAAGCCGCGCCGATGGCGGTACGTTCATTGTCGGTTATGCGGCAGTGTGGAACCGCTTGAGTCTTGACCTTGGCGGGTTCCGAGAGCGAATCCTTCCGGGCGCTTTTGACGCTGTGCTGAAGCGTGGCTCGTTGGACGTGAAAGCGTTGTTCAACCACGACAGCAACATGGTACTCGGTCGCTCTCTCAGCGGCACGCTTGAACTTTCCAGCGACGACAAGGGGCTGCGGTACGTTGTTTCGCCGCCGGAGACTCGCGCAGACGTTGTTGACCTGATTCGTCGCCGCGACGTGACTGGCAGCTCTTTTGCGTTCACTTGCAAAGGCAAAAGCTGCGAATCCTTCTCCACCGAAGGCGGGCAGACGATCCGCGAGATTCGTGAAGTGAGCGGTCTGTATGACGTTGGGCCAGTCCTGACGCCTGCATATCCTGACAGCTCAGTGGGAGTTGCCGCACGGTCTTACGATGTGGCAAAGCGGTCATATGAAGAGTGGCTTTCCACGCAAGCGCCTGAGCAGCTTGCGCAGATCGCAAGGCGTTCGCTGGTAAGCGATGCAGCGTTGGCTGCGGCACTGAGGCTGCGGAATGTCTGAGCGACGGTGCAAGTGTGGTGGGCAGTTGCGTGTTGAGTGTTCTCGGCGCGTTGGAGATACGCAGTTGCGCTATCTTCGCTGCCGCTCATGCGGGCATCAGTGCCGCAAGCTAGTGCCTGCGGAAGTGGTCTTCCGTCGCTCTAAATAAATCGTCCTACGCTAGTACGTTTTTTCTCCACCAAACGCTGCAAGGGTTCTTGCCCTGGCCTGTAGCGTTAGGGAATCGCACTCGCGGCACGTCGCCGCAGCCTGGAGAAAAAAGCATGGACAATCTGAAGAAACTGCAAGACGAAGCCGCTGACCTCGCCAACCGCATCGACTCGGTGCGTGCCGTTGAGGCCGAAACCGATGCTGACATTGCCGCTCGCGATATGGAGCTCAAGGGTCTTGTCGAAAAGGCCGAGAGTGTTGCCGGTCGCCTCGCTTGGGAAAAGAAAGTGAGCGAAGCCGGTGCCAACCTTCGCAGCGTCGTGGATCGCTGCACGCCTGCCCCTGTAGAAGAGGAGCGTTCCGAAGTGCGTATTGAGCCAGTCCGTTTCAGCGGTCGCCTGCGTGCGTTTGAGAATGCAGAGTCGGCGTACCGCGTTGGCAAGTGGATCGCAGGCACGTTTCTTGGCGACGCTGACGCCAAGCGGTGGTGCCTTGACCACGGCGTGGAGTCTCGTGCGATGGCTGAAGGCACCACGTCTGCCGGCGGCTTCGCTGTGCCTGACGAACTTTCCAGCCAGCTCCTGCGGCTTGTGGAAACCTACGGTGTCGCTCCTGCGGCGCTCCAGAACGCTCCGATGTCGTCCGACGTTCTTCTCTTCCCAAAGCGTCTGACCGGCGTGACGGGCTACTGGGTAAGCGAAAACGCCGAGATCACGACCAGCGATCCGACTGGCGGTCAGGTGCAGATGGTTGCCAAGAAGCTTGGCTGCGGAACCCGCGTCAGCAACGAGCTGCTTGCCGACAGCATCATCTCCGTTGCGGATTTTCTCGTTCAGGAGATGTCGCTGGAGCTGGCGCGTTCAATCGACGACGCAGCCTTCAACGGAGACGGGACCAGCTCCTACGGTTCCATCGACGGTGTTGTGCCTGCGATTGACGACGGAACGCATACCGCATCGGTGGTCGCAGCCGCGAGCGGTAACGATTCGTTTGAAAACCTTGACCTTGCGGACTTTTCCAAGGCACTCGGCAAGCTGCCGCGATATGCCATCGGGAATGCCGCTTGGTATATCTCGCCTGCTGGCTACCACGCGAGCATTGAGCGTCTTCAGCTTGCCGCTGGCGGAAACATGGCTGGCGACATTGCCAGCGGTGGCCTGCCTCGTTTCCTTGGTCTGCCAGTTGTGCAGACCCTGGTGATGGACAACACGCTTGGCAGCGATGCTGGCGTGGTCAAGGTGCTCGTTGGTGACGCAGCCCTGGCTGGCATCTACGGCGTGCGTAACCAAGTGAATCTGCGAAGCAGCGTTGACGAGTACGCTCGATATGACCAGACCGCTTGGTACGCCACCATGCGAGTTGACATCAACTGGCACGCACTCGGCAGCAACTCTGTTGCTGGCCCAATGGTCGCCATCAAGACGACCGCATGACCTTGACTGCTAGGTCAGGATGACAACCAAGGACGGCGGGGCACGGATGCCCAATCCGGCCCCGCCGTTTTCTTTGGAGGTTGCTCATGCTGGTGAAAGTCGGTGACACGACTGCGGATGTGAGGGTTGAGGCAGTCATGTCGATGCCTCGTCTTGGATTTAATGACAACTGGTTTGGATGGTGCCAGGCATTGATGCCGCTTGGCATTCGTCCAACAAAGGTCACAGGTGCCTTTTGGGGTGCCTGCCTGCAAAGGGTTTTTGAGAGCTTTGTAGACGAGTGCGAGTACCTGCTGACTATTGACTATGACACGTTTTTCACAAAGGCAGATGTTGAGCACTTGCTGACGCTGGCAATGACGTTCCAGTGCGATGCAGTGACTGGCTTGCAGACAAAGCGGGAAGATGGCAGGCCGATGCTGACGCTAAAAGGAACGCTTGAAAGCCCGCCAGAAAGTGGCGTGATTGAGGTGCCAAAAGACTGGTTTTCTGCGCCCGTCCAAGAGGTAGACACAGCTCACTTTGGCTGCACTGTCATCAGCACGGCAGCGCTTAAACGAACGCCAAAACCTTGGTTTCAAGGAGTCCCAAACGAGCAAGGGGAATGGGGTGACGGAAGAACTGACGACGACATCTTTTTTTGGAAACAGTTCAAGAAGGCAGGGAACCGCTTGTACGTCACGCCTCGCGTGATTCTTGGGCATGGTGAATACATGGTGACTTGGCCCGGCGAAAACCTTGGAAAGCCTGTCCATCAACACGCAACGCATTTCGTCACGACAAACAAGGCGCCGGAAGGTGTCTGGAAGGTAGGAGGGCCATGAGAGTCAGATTCATCAAGAGTTTTCGCGCGTACAGCAAAGGTGCTGTGATAGAGCTTGGCGACGGCGAGGCAAACGTCTTGATATCTCGCCAGATCGCGGCACCAGAAGCACAGACGCGATTGATTGAGACAGCAGACGTTGTGCGTGAGGTTCGTACAGCGGAGATCAAGCCGCAGCGCAGGAGGCGAAGCAAAAAAGATGCAATACCGCAGCCTTTCGGTAGTGACTGAGCCAGCGTCTGAGCCTGTCAGCGTTGCGGAGGCAAAGGCTCACCTGCGCGTGGATACGGCAGACGATGACTCCTACATCGGAACTCTGATTGTCGCCGCTCGTGAGTGGGTGCAGTCATACCTAGACCGTGCCCTTGTCACGCAGCAGCTAACCGTGAAGTTGGACACCTTCCCTGACGAGATTGAGCTGCCTCGCCCGCCTGTCGCCAGCGGCGGCACTCTTACGGCAACAACCGTCAGCTATACGCTTTCCAGCGGCAGCACTGCTGCCATGAGTGTCAGCGAGTACCGCGTGGACCGCGACGCTACTCCTGGCGTTGTCCGCACTGTCTACGCTGGCACCTGGCCTACGCACCTCGCAGACAGCAACGCTGTCAGCGTGACATGGTGGGCTGGCTACGGTGAGGCGAGCGACGTACCTGCTGTGATCCGGCACGCGATCTTGATGCTTGTCGCTCATTGGTATGAGAGCAGGCAGGCGGCAGTCTCAACCGGCGCTGTTCCGCAGGATGTCCCGTTTGGCGTCAAGTCTCTGCTTGACTCAAAGAAATGGGGGTCATACGCATGATCCGGCCAGGAGAGTTGCGGGAGCGTGTCGTCGTTGAAGAGCCGACGAGAAGCACGACGGCGCTTGGTGAGTCGCAGTTGACCTGGGGGACATTCGCGTCTCGTTGGGCCAGCGTTGAGGGCGTGAGCTCTCGCGAGTCTCTGCAATACGGGCAGCAGCAAGTTGACGTGACCCACAAGGTACGGATGAGGTATTTGCCTGGGTTGTCGCACGACATGCGGCTTGTCTGGCGTGGGCGCATCCTTGATGTCGTCAGCGTGCTGGAGTACGGCAACAGAAGTGAACACGTCCTTGTATGCCAGGAGCAAGCCGCGTGAGCATTGCCATTGATATTGAGCTTCCGACGCTGAAGGAACTGAAAGTTGCGTTCCGGATGTTGCCGTCAAACATTGCTGCAAAACACATGACGGCGGCACTTGGTCGCGCCATAGACCCGGCATACAAGAGGCTTAAGAAGAACACGCCAAAAGGGCCAACTGGCAACCTGCGGAAAGCTGTCGCGAAAAAGACGCGAAAGTACGTCCGCAGCGGCGCTGGCGTTGCCTTGATTGGCTTCCGTAAGCCTCCACGCGGTGACGCGATGGGGCCAAGGCGTGCAAATGAGCTGGGGTATCACGCCCACTTGCTTGAGAAACCTGTCGGCTGGCGAACAACCGAAGGGCGTATCGCATCGTCCTACAAGACTCGCGGGCCATTTGAAATCAAGAAGTACGCAAGCAGGTCGCGAGCAAGCAGCGTGCGGACATCTCCGCGACCTCCGCAGGCGTTTTTCAAGTCTGCCAGCAAGGGTCTGCCTGTAAGCGTTGGAAAGATGCCGCTTGGTGGAAAAAAGGGGAAACCTCCGCTGAAGACGACATTTTCCGAAACTAAAAGCGAGCTTGAGGCAGAGATTCGTCTGCAAATGTCGGCAAGCGTTGAAAAAGCGATCATGGAAATCGCAGGAAAGTTTCGGCTTACAGGGGCACGCTGATGGCTATTCGCTACCCAGACGCGGCTATACGAAACGCCCTTGTGTCAGACGCAAGGGTCACGTCGTTACTTGGGCACCGCGTCTTTTCGCAGTACGCGTCACCGGCAGACGTGCTGCCGTTTGTTGTGTTGCGACGTACGGGCATTGAGAGGGAGCAGTCTTTCTCAGGTCCGATAGGGACACCAAAGCTGTCCATAGATGTTGAGGTGTACGGAGAAACCTACGAAAGCGCGAGAGACGTTGCTGATGCAGTGCGGTTGGTTCTGGATGGGTACGGCGGCTTTTTTGACAATACGGAAGTGAAGAACGCGACGCTCAACGACGAGCAAGACGAACTCGTCCAGCTTGCCGGAAGCGAAAAGCCTCCAGCGTTTGCGATACGGATGAGTTTTGACGTTTTGTGGCAGGAGACTTAAAGCATGGCCGCGACTCCGCATGATTCAACGGGAACATCCCTGGTTTTTGACGGCACGACGTTCACTGTCACGAATGTCGTCCTCAACTACAGCAATGTTCGCGACAGCATCGACATTTCGCACCTTGGGCAAACGACAGGCGAGCATGTGCTCAGTCAGGATGCTCCGCTCATCGGCTCCGCAAACGACACCGGAGTGGAGGTGAGCTTTGACTACATCGGTCCTATCGAGCTGGTTGGCGAAACCAGCGGAACTCTCACGATTGCGGGAGGTCTGAACCTCAGCCGCGCCGCGACAGTCTCTTCAAGCAACGTTACGCTCGCCATGAACGACGCAATCCGAGGCAGTGCCACGCTCAAGGTCGCAGCAAGCTAGCGGAGACACTGGCTGGATGGCTACCGACTCAACAGGCGTCGTCTTTTCGTTCAACGGCTCAACACACGGCAACGTGTCTGCGTTGTCGTGGAGCTGGGGTGGCGGCTATTCCGAGAGCAGAGACGTTGCCTTCAAGCACGAGATAGGGACTGTGACTATCTCTTCGTTTGACGCGATCAGCACGACCGTCTGGGCGACTGCAGGAAGCCTTGTCGTGACTGGAGGCGGCGTTGGCTTGACAGCGACGGCAGTATGCACAGACGTAGGTGCCGAAGCTCAGCTCAACGGAGTCACGAGATACTCGGCAACGTTTCAGATCATCCAGTGAGGAATGTTGTGGATTTACGGCAGACAATCTTGGCTGCGACAGACAGGCAGCGGGTCAAAGTGCATGTGCCAGAGTGGGGCGTTGATGTCTGGCTCCAGTCGATGTCGGTTGGTGATAGAGATGCTTGGGAAAACGAATGGCTTGCCAAGGGCCAGCAGGGTGGCGTCAAAAACTGGCGGTCAAAGTTTCTTGCCAAGTGCTTGCTTGATGAGGCAGGAAACAGGGTTTTCAACGATTCGCAGATCGAAGAGCTGGCATCAAGGTCTGGCGACGTTGTGTGCAGGCTGTTTGAGCAGGCCAGGAAAGTCAACGCTCTGACTGCGGAAGAGATTGACGACATGGCAAAAAACTGAGCATCCGGCCAGGAAGACGCTTCCTGTTCTCTTTGGCCGGACACCTCAAGATGACTGTCGGTGAGTTGTGCGAGCGGATGGATTCGCGTGAGTTGACTGAGTGGTATGCCTACGTCACGCACTTTCGTGGCCCTCTTGATGATCCTTGGAGCCAAACAGGAACAATCGCGTCTGCTGTGCTGGCGCCGTATGTGAAACGCGGCAAGCGACCAAAACCATCAGACTTTGTGCCAGTGACTCCTCCTCCGCAGCATCCTTTGCAAACTGCGGAAGCTCTTGCGGAACTTGAAAGACTTCTCGGCGGCGGGGGTAAGTGATGGCGACAACAGCACTCGGCCTTGCGTTGCAGATTTCCGCAAGTACGGCAGGGCTTGCCAAGAGCGTCAAGGAGGTCAACCAAAAGCTTGACCAGATGGCAGAGTCTGGCAAGAAGTCTGCGAAAGACCTCGCGGTCCTCAAGACCATTGAGATCAGCCGCGCCCTCATCAGCGGCGTCAAGGTTCTTGCAAGCGCTTTAACAAGTGCTGCTGATTCTGCGGCGGCGCTGTTCAATCACTCGCGGGAGACTGTTGGTGAGCTGACCAAGATGGCTCAGATTTCCAACACTTCCGTTGAGAACTTCCAGCGGCTGTCTCTTGCTGCTGCGTCTGTCGGCATTGAGCAAGACAAGCTTTCAGACATCTTGAAGGACGTGAATGATCGCGTCGGTGACTTCCTCCAGACTGGTGGAGGGCCGATGGCTGATTTCTTTGAGAAAATCGCGCCGCAAGTTGGCGTGACGGCAGAGAACTTTAAGGACTTGGCTGGGCCAGAAGCCTTGCAGTTGTACGTCGATTCGCTTGAGAAAGCAGGCGTCAACCAGCAGGAAATGACGTTCTTCCTTGAGGCAATGGCGTCTGACCTAACTGCACTTTTGCCTTTGCTGAAGGACGGCGGCGCAGGGATTGAAGAGTTTGGTGCAAAGGCTGATGAGCTTGGCGTCGTCTTGACTGAAGACCAAGTGGCAGCGGTCAAGGAGATGAACGGCGCTCTCTCGCTTGTCGCAAAGACGATCCAGGGCATCGTCAACCAAGTGACGGCAGAGCTTGCTCCTGTTGTGACGCAGGTTGCAGAGCAAATCCTTGCTATGTTCCAAGAGATCGGCGGGCAAAACATTGCCAGCATGGTGACGGACGCTCTCTTTGCTTTTGCGGACAGTTTTCTGTCTGGGCTCAGTGTCCTCGCTGAAGTCTTGGCGCAGATCGCAGACGGCATCCTGACGATCTTGAAGACTCTTGGGGTTGTTGAGAAATCTGCTCAGCAAAAAGAACTTGACCAGTTGCGTGAGGCTGCGACTCAGAGGCGAACCGTCACAGTTGGCGGCAGGTTCACTCAACAACAGGCAACCTTTGCTCCTAGCCCTGAGCAGGCGGCAAGGATTTCTGAGCTTGAAAGGCAGATTCGCCTGCGTGACGAAGGTGGCCTTTCTGCTGCTCTAACGTCAGGCATTGATGCTCTCAGGCAAACGCTTGACCAGACGCGTGACAGGTTGCAAATGCCGGAAGCTCCAGCCGCGCAAGTTGATGCGACGAAAGGCGTTGAAGACGCAGTAGACAAAAACGCTGAGACGCTGCGAAGCGCTATTGAGGAGCAGACAAAAGAACTAAAGACACCAACCGTTGAGATATTGGGGGCAGCAGCATGAGCGTCATTGCAGCGCGTGAGCTGACTGGCCGGACGTTCTCGCACAGGTTTGGCGAGGCTCCTTCCGCGCAAAGGCGGTTCAGCGTCACACTTGACCACCCAGCGACGACAAACCAAGAGATCCTCAACTACATCGGCATTTTCCACGGCGCGTTGCATCCGGAATACCTCTTCCTCTTGTGTGTTGAGGGTTCCGTCACTGAGAACACGCCGACACCATATCACGCCGAGGTTGTCTACAGGTACGAAGCGCCAAAACTCGGCACCAAAGAGTTTCAGCCAAATCCGCTTGCGCGGCCTGACATATGGAGCTTTTCACCGACTGCCGCGTCTGTCCCAGCACTCAACTACTTTGACGGCAACGGGAATGACACCGTAAAAGCGTTAACCAACACGGCTGGCGACTACTTTGAAGGCTTAATGGTTGAATCTAGTGAGGTGCGCTGCGTCATTGCTGGCAACCGCGCAGCATATCCTGCCGCGATTGCAAACCAAGTCACAAACACAATCAACAATGCCGTTTTTCTTGGCTGTGATCCACACACATGGAAATGCCAGGGCATCGGGGCACAGCAGAAAACGGAAGTGGTCAACGAAGTAGAGATTTCATACTGGGAAGTCACTGTGGAGCTTCTCTACAGGCCGCAGACGTGGTTGCTCAAGCTTCCGAATGTTGGTTTCAACTATCTGCCAGGAGGCTACGGAGACAAAGCTCCTGTCCATGTGAAAGACAACGCCTCCGGTTCTGCGACTTACGGGCAAGACGTGCCGTCGCAAGTGCCTTTGGCACTGGAGTCCAACGGCGACCTGCGCACAAGCGGCGACCCGGACATCCTTGAACGACGACCGTATGCGACATCGGACTTTTCTTCGTACTTTGGCACGCCGCCGTTCTGAGGATGACACATGCCAGACGTTCAATACTCCATAAATGGTCAGGTTGCAAAGGGTGCGCTCTCGCAGTCATTTGCCGCAAGCGGCGTGACTGCAAGCATGAGCACCGCAGGCGTTTCGTCCGTCACGCTTGAGCTTGGCACGGCAGTCTCAAACATCAGCACAGCCAGCATTGGAGCTGTCGGCCTGTGCTTTGCGCGGTCACTTGCAACAGAGACGACGCACACTGTTTCCTTCGGAAGACTTGATGCGGGAACGCTATACGAAACCGTCAGGCTCAAAGCAGGTGAGGCCGCAGTTCTTCGCCTGGCTCCTGGCGACTACGCTGCAAAGTCTGCCGTTGAAGGCTCGCGGCTTGTGCTGACCATCTATGAGGACTGAGCGGCATGGCGCAAAAGCCAGACGGGAAGTCTGCAAAAACGCAGGGCGTTTCCTTTACTCGCCCTGCGGCTGAACGCATCGCGCGAACTGTTCGCACAGTTGAGCAGGGAAAGCGTGATGGAACGCCGTTGACGTTTGGCCCTCGTATTCGCCCAACATTCGCGAATAGCGGCGACGTGTTTCGCACGGCCAAGTTTACAGGCTCGTGGAACGTAGACACAACCGCGACCATTGAGTTTACAAACAGCACTTTCACGCCGCAGACAGCGACCGCGCTCAACCTGTTTTGCGGCATTGCGGATGGTGACATAGGAGTATGTAAGGACGTTGAAAACGTCTGGCACCTCGTTTCGTGGGAAATGACCGAAGTATGCACAACGCGGCTAATAAACATGACCTTGCAGCTCAACACTGCTAGCTGCGAGATAGAGAAAACGCTGGTTACTTCCGAGTTTCGTTTTCTAAAGCTGACATACCCTTTTGCGACGTGCTCAACGGCTACCACACCAGGGTGATCTATGGCACGGTGCGTCTGCTGTGGTTGCTTAACGGATGACGATTGCTGCACTGGCGGCTTCTTTTTTGTTGGTGGTGGAAGCAGTGGGTGCCCTGCTGGCGTGAACGGGCCATATGACACTGGCGCTGAATGTCAGGCGGCAGTGGACGCTTGCTATGCCGGGTTTCCGAATCCACGGCCAGTCTGCTACTGCGGCAGCGGATCTTTTGAGTGTTGCAGCGATGGACAATGCCGTGAGTTTTGCGAGGAGTTGCCTCCGTGAAGGCTGTGAGCATTGACGCACTGCACAAGGCCGCACAGAGCAAGCCTGCTGGCTACCTTGCGGACGTGCTCTCCTACGTTGCGGAAAAAAGGGACACGCATGTCCTTTTTGAAGACGGCGACTACTACGCGTTGCGAGACAAATACACGGGAGACGTTGACCCACTTGTGAGAGGTGTCGGAACTGAGTTGCACAAGCTGCTTGGGATGGTTGGCATCCACATGCAGAAAGGCTGTGCCTGCCGCGCTCGCATGACGCAGATGAACAAATGGGGCTGCGATGGGTGCGAAGAGAACATGGAGACGGTTCTGGAATGGCTGAAAGAAGAAGCAGCAAAGCGACGACTGCCATTCGTGAGAGTCGCAGCAGCTCTCCTTGTGCGTCGTGCCATTTTTAACGCTCGCAGGGAGGCGCGGCGTGCCACAAAGTCAACAGCATGAGCAGAGCTTCACTATCGCAGGCAAGCCTTGGCGATGGGTCTACCGCTCGCTGCGCAGGCGACGGCTGTGCGGGCTGTGCGACTATGACAGCCAGACGGTGACGATCTGCACGAGTGTCAAAGGCGTTGACCACCTAGACACCGCCATCCACGAGTCGCTGCACGCTTTGCAGGGATACGCAAGCGAAGACCACGTTGCCGACGTTGCGACGACTCTGGCAAGCATCCTCTGGCAACTCGGCTACCGCACGGAGGCAGATCGTGAGCAAGAAAAAGCTGGTGGATGACGTTGTGCAGCGCGTTGAGTCGCGACGCGGCGGGAATCGCACTTGGTTTGAAAAGTTGCCAGAAGACTTGCAGGCAGAACTGCGTGAGGTCCGCGTGTACTTCCTTAGCACCTGCCGGAAGAAGCGTCCTTTTGCAGTCGCCATTGCGGAGGCTGTTGCAGAGCGTGGCTTTGAGAAACCTGGCGAGCAGGCAGTTGTGGCATGGCTAAACCGCGCAGACTGATTGACGCAGTTGCCGCAAAGGCACCACCACCAGAACCGCCGCGAGACGCTGAGCAGGTCACGCAGAAGCGGGAAGGTGACGTGCTTGAGGCACGCAGCACAAGCCGCCGCATTAAGACGGTTGAAGACCTGCTGGCCCACATAGAGGCAGACCTGACACGCTTTGAGGTTGCTGCCAGCGAGGCGACCAAGTGGGAAGTCGGAAGCACTGACGCAAGCGGTGGCGTGACTGTCACGGAACTACACCGCGTCTTCGTCCGGCTGAAGCCGCGCGGCGGGCCGAAGCTCCGCGAGTGCGTTGAGGCAATCGTCTCAGGCGCATCGCTTCGCGGAAAGCGAATCCCGAAGCCACGCAAGCGGAAAGGGTTGTGGCAGGTTGTCATTGTTGCGGACACGCACTTCGGCAAGTACGCCTGGAGCAAGACAACGGGAGGCGAGGACTACGATCTTGGCATTGCGGTTGCGGCTGTTGACTCCGCGAGCTCGCAACTCCTAGACGTTGGCGACGATCATAGGCCAGCAAGGAGGACCGTCGCCTTTCTTGGCGACCTGTTCCACTATGACACGCCAAGCGGCACGACAACGAGCGGCACGCCACTTGAGCGGGATGGTCGCCTACAGAAGATGCTCGCTGTCGGATGCCAGTCCTTACTGGCTATTGTTGAGCGTTCCGCTGCAACGTGTCCGACCGATGTGATCGTGGTAAACGGCAACCACGACGAGACGCTGACCTGGGCTTTCCAACGCATCCTCCTTGAGCGGTTCGCAAAGGATGGCCGCGTCACAGTATCGCAGGAGTACACCGGCAGGCAGTACGCGATGCACGGCGCCAACCTGCTTGGATTTGCTCACGGTCATCGTGCAAAGCGAAAACTGCCGCAGCTCATGGCCCTTGAGCGTCCAGCCGACTGGAGTGCCGCAACGTGCCGCGAGTGGCATACGGGGCACTTTCATTCGCAGGCTGCGGAATGGCAGCGACCGATTGAGACGATTGACGGCGTGATCGTGCGGACGGCCCCTGCCCTTTGCCCTGCCGATGACTGGCACGCGGTCAACGGATTCATCGGAAGTAGACAGTGCATGGAGACTTTCTTGTATCAGCCTGAAGGTGGGCTGGCATCCATGCACATGCGAGGGGCTGATGCTGGGAACAGAGCATCCCGTTTTGACTGAAGACGACGAAGACGACGACACGCCAGATCCTCTGCACGGCTCGTCGCAGCGATTCCTTGAGTTGCTCGCAGAGATGGCGGCACTGCATCGCAGCAAAAGTGCCGACTACGGCAGCGACGTTGACCCGCTGGCAAACATCCGAAGCGGCGCGGAGTTTGTCGGCATTGAGCCTTTGCGTGGGTGTATGGTCAGGATTGCAGACAAGGTGCAGCGACTTCGCACCTACTGCCGCACAGGATCGCTTGTCCATGAAGGCGTAACAGACAGCTTGCTTGACTTGGCTGCCTACAGCCTGCTGGCGATAGTGCTGCATGAGGAGAGCAATGATGCCTGAGTTGCACAATCCAGAACCTTGGTTGGCAGGGTGGCTTCCTTGGATGCGTGAAACGCAGGGTGTGCTTGCGTTTGACGTTGGAGCAAACGCAGGTGAGTGGTCTGCGATTCTGTCAGAAATCTTCTACCGCGTGATTTCCGTTGAGCCTGACGTGAGGTGCCATGCGCCGGAAGGCAAGGCATATGACCGTCGCGCCGTGTGGAGTCACAGCGGAAAGGCTGTGCTGTACGGCAGAGAAGACGCCGCTCAATCGTCACTGTTGCCAACGCACAGCATTGGGCGAGGCAAAGGCGCTCCGGTCAGTGTGGTCAGCACCAAGCGAGTTGCGTGCGTCACGCTGGACCAGTTAGCAGAAGAGCACGGCCCTCCGGACTTTGTGAAAATAGACATCGAAGGCGCAGAGGCTTTTGCCCTAGAGGGCGCAACCGCTCCCTGTTTTTCCCGGTGTCAGTGGCTGATTGAGCTGCACGACACACGAGAAAGCGTGCTGCCACAGATGCACAGGCTGGGCTACCAACGTGGACGGTTTATCCCAAACCCGTGCGTAGGCGCGGTTGCTGGTCACGAGTGGGCTTTTTTTCGTTTGGAGGATCAGCGTGACTAGAACTGACTTGCTCCCTTTAAGTGCAGACGACATTGCACGCATGGAGCACAGAGCACGCGCCGCAGGCCAACCTGGCTGGACAGGAACCAGCGGAACGCTTGCTGCGGATGTTATGCGTCTTCTCTGGGAACGGCAGCGCCTGCTGACCGCCCTGCTCGTGAAAGACTTGCCAAAGGAGTGACAATGCGACGAGCTGCATTGCTGATGGTTCTGGTGTTGTTTGCGTCAACCGCTGAGGCCCGCGTCTTCGGACGACGTGGCGGCAGCTCCTACCGGTCCCTTCCTGCCGGTGGCAGTTGTGCAACGGCTCAAGGAGTCGCTGACGCGATGGCAAAGCTTGAGTGGGTGGGCCACTTCGGTCTGGGTGGACACAAAGGCTATGAAGGCTGCGGAAGCGGCTCATCGCCAGAGGCTGCCTATCGTGGCACCTGCTACGCCTCAAGCGGCATGAAAACGGTTGACAGCGGCGTGGCTCAAGGGAAGAGCGGTCGCTGGTACTGCTGTCGTCGGTTTGTTCCCTAGGTCTATGGAGAGTCCCTATGCGTCTCGCTCTTGGTTTTGTGTTCTCTGCTGTCTGTGCTCTGGCCCTTGCTGGCGATGCGTCGCCAGACGTGAGCTGCAAGGGTGCTGCCTGCCAGCCTGTTGAAGCGACCTCGTGTGCTGCCGAGAAGGCTTGCAGCGGTCGCCGCACGTTCTCGCAACGGCGTGCTGATCGCGTCGCTGGACGTTGTGCCGCACGCGAAGTACGGCAGGAAGCCCGCTCGTGTGCTGGCTCATGCGCTGGCACGTCTTGCAGCGGCAAGTGATGCAGGTCCGGGTGGCGGGTTGAGCGCGTTGTGTTCCCTTTCCACAACGCGCTCCCCGCTTCCCGGTCAATCAATCTCTAGGCGTGGCAGATACTGGAGCACGTCATCCTGCGGCACGATTCGCGGGTCTATGTAGTGCTGCCGCGTTGTCCGCTCGTTTGAGTGTCCAAGGTGCTGCGTAGCGTTGCCGCCGCCTGCCATGACGTAGGAGCCGCTCGCCTTGCGAATCGCGTGAAAGCCTCGCGGCTCAACGCCAGCCGCAACAGCGATGCGACGGAAACAGCCGAAAATGCTGTTTTTGTCTGCACGGAAATCCATCCACGGCCATACCCGTTGCCCTGGTGCTCCTCGTCCAAGCTTGAGCAGGTCAACGAGGTCAGACGGAATCTGCCTGGTAATGGTCTTAGTGTCTCCTTTGCGATACTCGCCAAGGAAGGTGAGTTGGCCTGCCTCAAGGTCTGCGGTTTCCCATCGGATGCCAAGGTGTCCACCGATTCTCTCGCCTGTGTACCAGCACGAAAGAAGCAGCGACGGCCAAAACCAACTCGCAGGAACTGGGCCTATGCCGCGCTCCATCGTGCGAGCCTGCCGGATGAGTGCCGTTACCTCCTCAGCCGTGTACGCACGAGGCGCACGCTCGGGAACTTTGACGAGATTTCGCGGCAGGTCTAGGAACTCAGCGAGTAGGCGCTTCTTCGCTGCGTAGTTCGCCAGAGCGACGATGTGGGCCAAGTCTTTGCGGACTGTCGCAGGACGCACTAGGCGCCCTCTGTGCGGCGTCACCTGCCGCCAGCGGACGAATCTGCTGACGACAATGTCCGTTAGGTCTTCCACCATCGGCTCGCGTTGCAGGTGGTCGCGGAGTCTATCCACGCTGTGAGTGAACAGCTCAACGGTGCGTTCCTTGAGGTTGTGAAGCGGTGCGTATCGGTCTGTCAAAAGCTCTTGTAGCGTCATGGTTTTTCCCTTTGCGACGCATTGTCTCGGATGGCTGTGAACGTGTACAGCGGTTCACTACTCCCATGCCCTCCGCTAGACATACGTTGAGTCCCATCTTTTCCGCGTGTCGGTTGGGACGCAAATCGGCCTGCCTGAATCTGTTGCTTTTGGTTCCTCTAGCGGTACCATTGAGGCATGATTGCCATGAAGGATGACGCCGGAAACCGCATGATCGGGGCCAACGAGGCTGCTGAGCTGTACGGCTGCTCCCAGCGGTACATCCGACGACTTGCTGCCGAGGGCCGGATCCGCTCTGAAATCGTTGGCCGGACGTACCTCGTGTCCGCTGCTGACGTGAAAAAGCTTTCCAGCCGCCAGGACGGCGGGCGCCTTCGCAAGCGGGCAACAGGCCATAAACCAGGCTAACTCTCGGCGTTTCTGCCTTTTTCGGAAATCTGGATTCTTTTTTGTGAAGACACTTGACCAATGGTTCCGATAGCGGTACCATTGGGGCATGACGCAGCAACGAGCTGCGAGCCACAAAGGAAAGGGAAAACGATGACCAACGCCGTCCAAAAGTTTCAGATTGGCAAGACCTACAGCACTCGTGCCGCTTGCGACTGGGACACGATCTACAGCTGGACGGTCATTGCCCGCACGACAAAGACCGTGACGCTCAAGGATCGTCACGGCGAAATCAGCAAGCGTGGCGTGAAGGCCGACTATGACGGCACGTCAGAGGCTTGCTACCCAGATGGCAAGTATTCAATGTGCCCAGTCATCAAGGCAGATCGTGAGCTGAGCTGACAGGAAATGTCTAACGCGGAGGAACTGAGGTTCCTCGGCTCACAGGGAGGGAACCCATGAACGCTGAACTTTGGATTGAGCTTCTGATTGTTGTCCTGCGGATCGTTTCCGCTGGGCTTTGTTGTTGACGAATGGTTCCGGTGTCGGTACGGTTTGCTCGCACAAATGATTCCGACAAAGGAACTTTTCTTGGGCTTGTTGACAGACCAGTGAACGGGCGTATAGTGCCCACACGGAAGGGAGACTAGTGAATGTATGTACACTATCGAGAAGCTGCTGCTGCGGTGGCTGGCATGCAGGAAACCTACGGTCCGCTTACGCGGAGGAACTCAGGTTCCTCCGTGCTTTTCTGGCTGAAAGGCGACCTGTGCCGAGGGCACGTCATGTCGGTTGAACGTGGCGTGACAGGCGACGTGTACAGCGTCAGGCGGCACGTCGTCGGTGGAGGGACTGAGGTTGTTGAGGTGAAGGAAAAGGCAATCGTCTTTGGAAGGGATAACGCATGAGCACAGAACTGACCACACAAACGCAAGTCCCGCAGCGGGGACTTGCTCTGTCCTCCTTTGAGGACGCATTCCGCTTTGCGGGAATGGTGGCGAAGAGCGACTTCGCGCCACGGGATTTCAAGGGGAAGGCCGAAGCCTGCCTGCTTGCGATGCAGCACGGCGCAGAGCTTGGGCTCTCCCCGATGCAATCACTGCAATCAATCGCGGTGGTGAACGGCAGGCCAAGCGTGTACGGAGACACGGCCCTGGCCGTCTGCAAGGGCTCGGCAGTCTGCGAGTGGGTGAGAGAGTCCATTGAGGGTGATGGCGAGAGCATGGTTGCCGTATGCCTCGCCAAGCGTCGCGGAGACGCTCAGCCGGTTGAGGTCCGCTTCGGTGTCGCTGAGGCGAAAAAAGCCGGTCTTTGGGGAAAGGGTGGCCCCTGGACTCAGTACCCGCGACGAATGCTTCAGATGCGAGCGAGAGGGTTTGCTCTGCGAGACGCATTCCCTGACGTGCTGCGCGGACTTGTCACTGCCGAGGAGGCTGCGGACTACACGCACCACGAAGAACCGCAGCCAGCGACACCAAAGGTGACGCAGCCACGCCCGCCAGTCGCAGACGACGAGGCAATGGCGAAGGCTCGCGCTGCAATCGAGTTGGCTCAAACATCTGAGCAGGTCAGGAAGTTTGCCGCTGTTGTCCGCTCACGCTTGGACGACGGTTTCTATCTGGAAGAGCAAGCGGCAGACCTGTTTGAGTTGCTGGACGAGCGACTCTCGATGATGGAAGAGGAGGTGCCAGCGTGAGCACCTCCCCATCCCGAGTGTCGGCAATCCTTTTCAGTCGCGGCCTTGGCGAGCTAGGAGACGAGTTGAAACGACGACTGCAATACCTGGAGTACCTCCAAGAGTTGGCACTCAATCAGCAGGCAAAGATTCAAGAGCTTGAGAGTCTGCTGCCTGACGACGTGAAGGAGCAGCGGCGGCAAGAGCAGGAAGAGCGTGCGGCTGCGGCTCGCGGAAGTGGCGGCGGCTTTCGCAGGGCGCCAGCGGAAAGCGACGGGTGAGCCATGAGCGATTACTGGCCCGATCCTGAGCTGCCACTTTTCAGCAAGCCAGCGCCTGCGCAGCAGCACAGTCGCACAAGCATGGCTGCGGCTGATTCGCTGGAACCAGAGACGTTGAACCGTCTCCAAGCAATGGTGCTGCGGTACATCAGCGAGCATCCGCAGGGATGCACGGACGAAGAGGTGCAGACTGGCCTGAGACTAAACCCCAGCACTGAAAGGCCGAGGCGCATCGAGTTGGCTCGTCGCGGTCTTGTTGTCCAGGCAGGTGAACGCAGGACGACAAGCGGCAGGAAGGCGACCGTGTGGAGGGTTGCTTGATGATCGTCGTGAACGAAGACCTGCAAGCGGAAGCTGTCAGGTTGTTGCGCAAGCTTGGGCAGCTCTTTGGCGTGCGTGTCCATGAAGCCAACGCTGACATCGGGAAGCGGTGGGAGAAAGAGGTGGCGGCGAGATTGAAGAGGCTTTTTCCTGGCAAAGTTTCCTACAAGCAGGACGGCCACGAAATGCAGGACGTTTTGGTGTTTGGGTATGGGGTGCAATGCAAGCACAGGGAACCAAGTAGCAGCGGCAAGTTTTGCATTTCGTTTACCGCTCGCGCGAATGAGTACACCAAGTCTGACATCAGGTTTTTTGCCTGCCGCTACGGGCAGGCTGAGTACATCGTTCCCTTTGATGCGATGTGCGACAGCAACGGCAAGCTGCGCAAATCAATCCCGGTGAAGAGTCTCGCGAAATACCGCGATCGCTGGGACTTGATTACGCCGGAGGCTTCCGGTTGTTGTCAGTGCGACAGCCAGGCAACGCTGCCAGGCTTTGAAGAATAGAAAGCAAGGTTGCGACATGGCAGGTGAATGGATTTCGGTTGATTGCTGTCTTGCGCAGAAGCCTGAGACGTTGCAGATCATGGCGGCGACAGGCCAGCCGCCTGACGTGGTTGTGGGCAGGCTTGCGATCTTTTGGGCCTGGTGCCAGCTCAACGCGGTTGACGGCGTGGTGAGTGGGAACCCTGGCGTGCTCGCAATCGTTGCAGGTGGGGATGCGGGCTTTTGGCTGGCTGTTGCTGACGCCGGTTGGCTGACGTTTGAGGATGCTGGCAAGGTGCGTATTTCCGGCTGGGAGGATCGTTTCTCGCAGGCAGCAAAGGAGCGGCTAAAGGACAGGCGACGGAAGACTGACGGACGCAAGTCGGACAGGGTACGGACGCGATCCGGACACAAACCGGACACAAACCGGACAACTTCCGGACAACTTCCGGACACAAACCAGACGCGGGATGGACTAGAAGAGAAGAGAAGAGAAGAGATAGAAGAGAGTAGATGTTGTAGTGGGCAGACGCCGCCGCCAACATCCGCAGACTTTGTTGACGAAGACCCTCTCGCTGGCTGGGAAGCGTTCTCGCAGGCTTGGAAGGCTGCGGGCCTCCAAGGACTACCAAGCGGGCTTACGCCCCCTGACGGCTTTGCCAGGGCAGTCCTAGAGCGTCCAGGCTGGCTTGCAATGGCACTGCGTCAGATACCGCGATTGCCAAAGCTGCCCTTCTTTGACCGGCCCCCTTCGTTCTGGCAGGCAATCAAGCCTGACTTTTTTGCCAAGTGCGAAAGCGGCGCCTTTGACGCTGCAAAGTTTCGGCCTGGCGAACAGGGCAAGCCGCCGCCACCAAAACGCTGGATGGACGAGTACAAGCCAGCGGAATACCGCAGGCCAAAGGAGTTGGCTGAGATTACTGGTGCGCTGAAGGTGCGAGGTGTTGATGACTGAGCAGGTGCGAAAGGTTGAGGAACCGCTAACGACGGCACAACGCGCGACGCTGAACGCTGTCCTGCGGTTTGCAACAGAGCGAGGCTACCCGCCGACGTTTCGTGACGTTGCTGACATGATGGGTTGGAGCAGCCCAAACGCTGCGTCGCAGATGGTTGGGGTACTCGCTCGCAAGGGATTCCTGGCCTTTGACGCAGGGATAGCAAGAACAATCCGAGGCACGGAGGCTGCGCATGAACAAGCGACCAAGCAACCGCGAGCTGTTTGACGCCTGCATGAAGCGGGCCTGGTCTGACGACGTTGACGACGCGAGCCGCAAGCTGCTTGAGGCAGCAGCGAAGCGCATTCGCTCGCTGCACACGCGGACGATATCGCTCGCTCACAGCCTGGAGCTAGAGGAGGCTGTCTGCCAAGAGGCACTGCAAGAGCGGGACGACATGGTGTACGCGGTGCGAATGTGCCGCCAGAAGACAGAAGCAAATGAAGGACCGAAGGACACTCACGGAGAGGGGATGTGATGGCTACTGCTACTGCAACGACGGTGAGGGTTGATGCGACTGAGCTGAGAAGAGCTTTGGCGATCTGTAAAAGGGTGGTGCCAAACCACACGCCAAAGCCAGTGCTGCGAAACGTCCTGTTGTCTGGCAATGTGATGACGGCAACTGACAGCGAGGTCAAAGTTGACGTAGAGATCGGCTACGAAGGCGAGCCGATTCTGCTGCCTCACGACAAGCTTTCGGCAATCGTTGCAGCAAGCGACTCGCCAGTGGTTTCGCTGACGATTGACGGCAACAACCGCTGCCGCGTCACTGCTGGGCGTGGAAAGTGGATGCTGCCAACTGAAGACCCTGCCGAGTTTCCCGCGTGGGACGTGGAGGCTGAACGTCCCGTTGCAAGGGTTCCTGCGGATCAGTTCACTCGCGCAGTCAGCGGGACGGTGTTCGCGTGCGATTCGGAATCAAGTCGGTACGCTCTTGGTGCAGTGCTTGTGGGTGTTACCGATGGCGACCTTGTGTTGGTGGCAACTGACGGTCGCCGCCTGGTTGATTTTAAGTGTGAGACAGAGCAGGCGGTTGATGACGGCGAGTGGTTGGTGCCGTCTCGCGTGATGCACCTTCTTCGTGGTGTCGCAGGTTCGGACACCGGCAGCGTTCAGCTTGAAGCAACGCAAGACGAGATTCTTGCCAGCATTGGTGACGTGCGAGTGACCGCAAGGCTCATCAATGGCGCATTCCCAGCGTGGCGGGACGTGATGCCGAAGCGGCAGGTAGAGCGGACTTTGGTGCGGGCCGCTGACATTCTCTCGGCTGTGCGACAGGCTGGAGTTGTGGCAAGCGAAAACAGCAAAGGCGTTGACTTTTCCTTTGGGCCAAGCGGCATCGGCCTGCAAGCCAAAAGTCCTGAGCACGGCGAGTCATTTGTGCAGTGCGACGTAGAGAAGGCTGGCACGGAATGCACGGCACGGCTGGACCCGTCCTTCGTGGTTCAATGGCTCAACACTGTTGACGGTGCCGAGATCGTTGAAGTTGACGCAAAGGACAACCAAAGCGCCGTCGTTTTTCACGCTGAAGAAACGCGATATGTCGTCATGCCAATGGCCCTTGACTGATGCGGCAACCTTGGTGGCATGACACCAAAGATGCGGCAGATCGCGGACGACGGTTTTGCGGAAAAATACCACGCCGGATGGAAATACAAGGCACTTTCGCAGCACTACAAGTGTGGTGCTCAGGTTGTTTGTGACCTTGTGCGTGCCTTGAAGTTGCCGCCGCGAGGAAACGTCAGTGAGATGAACGACGCGCCGACGCTGGAAGAAGAGCAGGCGTCAGCAGCTTCCCTGGCCCTTGCTCCTCTTGTCGCTGAGCGAGTCAAAGAGGTGACAGCGTTGCACCTCAAGTTTTTGCGCGGAGAAATCACGTCTTTTCCGTGGGACAGAACTCCAAACCGGCGCTGCCTGTTTGTCAGCGGGAAAATGAGGGGTGACTGATGAAAGCGTCTTTAGAGTTTGACCTGACGAATCCTGACGACGTTGACGGGTACGCTGCTGCCAAGGCAGGTGCCGCCGCCGTTGCGTCGTTGCGAGAGATTGCAACGTGGCTTCACGCCTGCAAGAAGTGGCCTACGGCATACCAGTCAGAGCAGGAAACGCTGGCCTATACGGCAGCTCACGACAAGCTGCGTGAGATTTGCGAGGACAACGGCCTGGCATTGGATCGCATCGCTTGACGCTGTTGCCATGCTTCCCGCATGGAATCTTTTTCTGTCAACGTCCAGCCTGTGAGCCAGCCGCGTGCGAGAGTGACAACTCGCGGCAAGTTTGCTCACGCTTACGTTCCTGAAAAGCATCGTGTGCATGACTACCGCAAGAAGGTCGCCGCCGCTGCTGTAAAAGCTGGCGTTGCGATGCGTAGCGGCCCCGTTTTTGTTGACCTGCTCTTCGTCTTTGAACGCCCGAAAAGCCATCGCACAAAAAGCGGGCTTTCTAGTCGCGCCCCTGCCCTGCCGCGTGAAGACGGCGACAACCTTGCGAAAGCCGTGGTTGACTGCCTAACGGGCGTCGCGTGGGAAGACGACACTATTGTCGCAGATTGGTTTGTCCGCAAGCGATACGGAAAGCAAGGGCTTGTGCGGGTGGAGATCAGCGACGTTGACGTGAGCGACTGGGAGGGCTTTTGTGAATGACATTGAGGAAGCAATGAGCGCTATCTGGCTGGACAAATCTGCGGAACCGGAAACCCGGGAAGCTGCAAAGCGCGTCTTGCAGCGTGAGCACGAAAGGCAAACGCGTCACGAACGAGCCGACAGGTATCTGCCGGATGACATTTTGCCGGTAGATCGTGAGTTTGAAGAACTTTGCCGCGTCGTCACGGAAGAAGGCCGACAGAAGGCAGCAAAGTCTCACGTCACGATTGTCGGCCAGGTGCGAGACTGCGGCGGCGTTTTGCCGGTCAGCCTTCACCGACTATCTCTCTTCTCTCGCTTGTTTGCTGGCTGCGGCATGGTCTTCGTTGAGAACGACAGCAAAGACGGCACAAAAGAAATGCTCAAAGCATTCGCCGCAGCAAATCCTGAGAATGTCGTCGTTAATTGCCGCAACTATGGCTACAAGAAGCTAGCCGGTTTTGAGCCGAAGCGAGTGAAGCGGTACGCAGCGTTCCGCAACAAGTGCAAAGCCCTAGCAAAGCAGCACTTTCCGGAAACTGACTATGTGCTCGTTGTTGATCTAGACCCGTGGGGCGGGTGGTCGCTCATGGGGCTCATCAACGGCATCGGATGGCTTGAGCGGATTCCGACTGCCGCAGGCATGGCGAGCCTGTCGCTATACGAAGCTTCGCTTGAGGGTGGCGGGTCAACTTGGTTGCACTATGACCTTTGGGCTTTGCGTGCCTACCGCTGGCGTCATCAGTTTGAGCCGTGGATGCCCTATTGGCTTCCTTCTCCAGGCGCCCCCCCTGTTCGCGTCTTGTCGGCATTTGGTGCCGCCGCAATCTACAGGCCGAAAGCGTTTTTTGCTTGCGACTACGAAAGCATTGACGGCGACATAGAACACGCGGGACTTCACAAGCAGATGCAGCAGAAAGGCTGGGAAATGTACCTCAACCCTAGCCAGAGGGTGGTCATGCACTGGCTCACGGAGTAGCGATGCGAGGCGACACAACTGCCGTAGACGTTCAGACGCTGCGCCTGCAATGGGCCAGCCATTCGTCAATGGTGGATATCTGTGCGTTTTGGACGATCAGCCGCGACCAGCTCATCCGACTGCGTGACGTTTACGAGTTGCCGAAACGGCACAACAGGTCGCTGCGCTTTAAGCCTCAGCGGCAGACAGATGATGCAGACTCTGAAGAGGAAGAGGCAAAGTCTCAGGAAACTCTTTCGCTCGCGCCAAGCATTGAGCAGCGGGCCGCTCTTGTGCGTGCGAAATGGAGTGAGTCGGTAAGAAATGAACGCTACTGGTCTGCCCCAATGCGGTTTGTTGTGCAGCAGGTAGACCTGCCGCCAGACGCAGAGCTGCCGGTTGAAGAGTAACTGCAAGAGGTGGGCGGTGACTTGTCACGATGCAGACTGCACCGGAGGCATTCTCGATGACCCTTTTTGAAAAAATCCGTCTTCTTGCTGAATGGTCGCCAATCATTTCCTTCCTGCAACGGTTTGCAGAGGAAAGCGACATTCACGCGAAAGCCCTCATTGTCAGTGACGCGGCTGAGTGGCTCGCAAGCCGCACAGATTTGGAATGGGATGACGAGCTTGTGGATCACATCGCAGACATTCTCCGCAGCGATGAAGGCGAAGCCCTCGTCCGCTGGGTGATGTCGCAGCTTGAGGTGCAGAGTGACTGACCCTGTGAAGATTCTCGCTGCGGTTGCTGCCGTTTCGTTGTTTGTGGCGCCGTACATCCCAGCCGCGTTCTCGCGGCTTTCGGCGTTTGTGCAGTCCTTGCGTGTTCCCTCGCTGCCATCGGCGGCACCGTCAGGAATCGGCGTTGATGACATGACCACGGTGCTGCATCTCGCAAACAAGCTGCGACTTGAGGGAAATGCAGAGGCTGTTGCGCTCTGCCAGAAACTGCTTGATTCCATGCTTGGCTACACGCCTGGAGGCAAGAAGTGACTGGGCGCAATCTCATCGCTTTGGCTTGTCTGTACGTTGCTTTCAGCGGGTTGCCGTCTGGACTGAGCCTGCCTATCCCATCACTGCCGTCACCTGGCGGCACGGACATTGAGGTGCCAACGGTGCGTCTGCGTGAGGCTGTCGCTGGCGTTGCGAAAGTGGCCCAGAACATGAGCGGCTTTGACCGTCAGGTCTGGATGGCGACTTGGAAGGAAGCAGCACGGCTCGTCGATGGCGAGCGACTGGATGGCTCAGCAATAACGTTTCACGACACCATCGGTCTGCGTGCCTATACGGGGATCGTCTTAGACATTGCGTGGAAGCGACTCGCGAACGCTTCCGGCAAATACGATGGGCTGGCTGACGCTGTTGAAGAGGCATTCGCGGACACCATCGGCAACGATGTGAAACCGTTTGACGAGGCGACCAAGCGGCAGACGGTTGAGCTGTTTAAGGCTCTTGCGTGGGCTGGGGCACGAGGAGAGTAGCGACGTGCAAGACCAGCTTTTCGGCTATGTGCCGGACACGCCAGCAAATGAGGCTTTCATCGCCTCACTTCCGTTCCCAACGCTTGCAGCGGCTGGGCCTAGCCTCGTTCTGGACGACAAGCGAGAGGTGTTTCTGTATGAGTCCCTCATCAAGGCGATGCCAGAGTGGAAGCGTGGCGCGCAGGGGATAGGCAGTTGCGTTGGCTGGGGTTGGTCGCTTGCTGTTGACCTTCTTGCTGCAACTGAAGTCATGCTCAAGCGGGAGCCGGAATCATTTGGAGGCAGGACGCTTGAGGCGAGCGTTTACGCTTTCAGCCGCGTTGAGGCTCGCGGGCGCTCGCGTGCAGGAATGTCAGACGGCTCATACGGTGGCGCTGCTGCCAAGGCTGTGAAGGACTGGGGGACGCTGCATTACGGGCGCGACTACAAAGGCGAGCGGTTTGACTCTTACTCTGCCCAGCGAGAAAAGACGTGGGGCAATACTGGAGTCCCTGACAACCTTGAGCCATTTGCTAAAGAGCACCGCGTCGGTGAAGTGACGCTCGTTGACTCCTTTGACGCAGCAGCCAAAGCAATCCAGAACGGCTACCCCGTCGCGGTTTGTTCCGGCCAAGGTTTCACAATGAAGCGTGACAGCCAGGGCTTTTGCTCGCCTCGCGGGAGCTGGGCGCACTGCATGTGCCTTGCCGGTGTCCGCTGGGATCGCCCCGGCCTGCTGTGCATCAACTCTTGGGGCAATAGCAACTCAGGGCCGCACTATCCGCAGACGATGCCTTCAAGCGTGCAAGCGTGCTCTTTCTGGATTGATGCCCGCACGGTGGACGGAATGTTGCGAGGAAGAGACTCCTACGCACTCAGCAGCTACGAAGGGTTCCCGCCAAGGAGAATAGAACGATGGTTCCCAGATGGCTTGCTTTGACGGCATTGCTTGTGCTGCCTGGTTGCCAGACAGCTCAAAGCGTTGACCGTGCAGGCATCATCTCAGAGCTTTCCGTGAGAGTCGCGGCCTTGCTTTTCTCGCAAGGTGGTGAGCCTCTGCCTACACCTGCGCCCAAAGAAGGTTGCGAGGTGGACTGTCGCTGCGATGGGACTGGAGAGGAGAAGAGCGGAGACGGGCTGGCTGTTGTCTCTTGCCGCTGTGAGGACTCCTGCAAATGCAAGAAGGAAAAGCAGGGACTAGACGCGCCGCCAGTGGAAGAGCCTCCGCTCGTCCCAATCCCTCAGCCTGAGCCAAAGCCTGCGTCGCAGCCCGTCGTGATTCGGACAGTCCCGCAAGTCATGTGCGAAGGCGGCGCCTGCTTTGCCCCGCCGCAACGTCAACGCGGAGGGCTATTCAGACGATGACGCGAGAGGAAGTCTACGCATCGCTTTGGCAGAAGCTGCCAGCATCAAAGCACCTCATCGGCAGACGAGGCGTCAGGCGAGTTGCTGACAACATCGTTAAGCGATGGGAACCGCTGTCGATGTCGATGCAGAAGGCACGCGAGCAAAAGATCGTGCGAGACAACCTTTCCGAGATAGTCGCCAAAGACACATACGGCTCAATAATGCTCATGCTGTTCATCGGCCTGGTGTCCGCAGCAGTGCAAGCGCTTTTGGAATGGTGGCTCCTGAGCGAAGAGGGACGCCGGATGTTTTCTCACTGGAAACAGGAGCTGCGCGGATGAGCGGTGTTGAGGCAATCGACTGGGCTAAAACGATTATTGAGCGTTGGGGCTTCCCTGTGCTGATGGCGCTCGCGTTTGGCTGGACTCTTCGCGCCGACGTGCTTCTGCCGTTGGTTGACGCACACACTACGTTTTTGCATGAGATCACAGAAACGCAAAGAGAGATCGTAGAGACGACGCGCGAGCAGACGCGACTCCTGTATGCGATGCAACCAAAGACGGCGGCATACGGTTTACACGACGACACGCCGCAGAACTAGACGCACCCCTAGCCTACTCAGTTAAAGGCTCGCCATGAGTCCGATGAACAACCGCCTTTTGGTGCCGCAGAAACTCCCGCTTCTGCTGGACTACGCGGGTGGTGCCGCCGCAGCCTACAGCCTGCGGTCTTTGAGCAACTCCTACGTTGGTCCCGTCGTCACGGTGCGCCGCAGCACGGACAACGCGGAGCAGGGGTTCACCAGCACCGAAGTAAGCGACGGCACATTGGCCGCGTGGTGCGGGGGTGGGGATGGTTTCGTCAAAACGTGGCATGACCAGTCGCA